ATACACATTTTGTATAATGTGAAAGTTCTTGTACATCAATACGACTAGCACCCATCTTATCCTCATCTGGTGGATGATTGGCAAACACCGCAATTCGACAGCGCGGGAACCGCACCATAGTACTTTCGTACTTCGGCGAGAAGAACACGCCGTCTAACAGTGATTCCAGTCCATTGTAAGAAATCATGTCTTTGGAGAATGTCTGGTTTATAATAATTATTTCGGGATATCCTTCTTTCTCGATATACGCACTCACCGCACGTAACATATCAGCTTCACTCCCGCCGGTCATGACACATTTATGATTGTCTATCAGATATGTATATGTGATGGTTTTTCCATAACCACCACTATTTTCCCAATACCATTTCAACTCTCGGTTGAATTTGGCATCAACAGGTTGAAGTAGTTCGTCGACGATTCTAACCTGACTTGGACGCAGGTCTGACCGACGTATTTTAAAATCGCTATCAAACTTGCCAATACGCAGCACTTGATTGCCATCTTTCATACAGTATTTCTCATTTTGCTCTTCAGTGCCTTTACAGGCAATCCAGTGGATTTTGTGACCACGGAACTTTTCACTGGGTCGAATCTTTTTTCCAAAGTCAAAGTAACATTGCAAGTGGTCGCGTCCAGTTTTCGGACAGACCTCTTTAGCAAAGATTGCTTTTCGAACATGTGGTTCGAACAACGTTTTAACTTGATCGAATGTGTAGTCAAATAGTGCACTACACCAATATTGTTTTGGAACAATTCTTTTCTTTACAGCGGTAGAGGGATTATCATTGCCCTCTACCGTTAAGTTGCCAACGCTCTGAGAAATAGTTTCCATTGTATTTCCAATTTTTCATTATTTAAATGTAACGTGCTTATATACAGTCATCCATTATGCCTTATGGAAAGCGACAGCGATACGGTGGAAGACGCCGCCGTAAGTATCTTAGTAAAAGTTATGTTAAAAGTAAAAAAGGTGCTAAGTCACAATCCAATCAGATCTTGTCTCTCCAGAGACAGATCAAATCTCTATCAGTCAAAGTAAATGATCGTACGCAGTACAGTCAATTTCAAGCAGCGAATAATCAGGAGATTATAGGGCACGGCGCTGCACCCAATACATTGTGGCAACCGGCAGTGTTCGTTCCGACACAGCCAAATTTCTGGACGCCTATATTTCAGTCTGAAACAGTTGCTGATAATAACTACGGCAATAAAATCCGTGGTCGGAGCATCGGATTTGAACATATGATTCAATTAAACCCGCCCGTAGCTGAAGTTGGATCACTTGATCCAGTCACTTGTACTCTCATGTGCGTAGCATTGAGAAAGGAAACTGCAGTACAAGTCATACAAGAGACAAATAATCTCACAGATTTCACACAAGGAAACAGATCCTACGTACTTAGTACGATGGGCACCGACCAAGGTGCCGGGATGTGCTTCATCAACAAAGGTTATTTCAAGGTTAGATACCTAAAACGATTTATGATCGGTGGGTACACCGACTTTGTTGAAGAGACTAAAACAACAAATCTGAGAGATAATAATAGACGAATTTATTGTAAGTTGCGCTACAATAATCTGTACAAAAGCGCTAACGGGTCGGAGTCTTGGAAAGACCTAACGCCAGAAAAATTAGAACCAACAGATCACCTGATCTGGTTATTGTTCCACAATGCATATGGCACACAGACCATATCGTGGCATACCAACATGGTATACACAGGACGAGAAACGAATTAAAAACGGAGGAGGATGACGCGGAGCAACCCCGTCATCTTGCGTCCGCAGGACCCAAGGCAGACTCCTAGTTTTTGATAAGTTACAAAAGTTACAAAAATAACACCTAAAAAAAAAAGTTCCAAAACGCGTTCATCGCGTTGCACTATCCTTGCAAGTTCATGACATCGATTTCTAAAAGTTTTCAAAACAGTGTAACTTTTGTAACTTTTGTAACTAAACTTTTTTTAATAACAAAATTCACATTTCATCATCCAATACACATTTTGTATAATGTGAAAGTTCTTGTACATCAATACGACTAGCACCCATCTTATCCTCATCTGGTGGATGATTGGCAAACACCGCAATTCGACAGCGCGGGAACCGCACCATAGTACTTTC